TGCCCAGGCCAAAATTGCTATTGGCAAACTTAAAATTATCAAAACTGCCTCGTCTTTCCAATCTGATTGACGTGCTTCTAATAATTTTCCTTGGTAAGCTTCTTTACCTTCAGCCATTCTAGATGCATGCATCAATTGTGCATCAGACATAGCGATTTTAGTCTTCTGTTTGTTAGCGTAAATCTTACTACCAGCAGATACGGCTAATTTAATTGCCGAAAACCACATTTAAATCCACCTAGCAGTCTTAGATTTATTTTTTAACATTCTTTTAGTTCCTTTTACTTGAACTTCTTCGCCTTTAGCGATGTAGTTAAAAGAACCATCAGCTGTTGTTTTAGATCTAGGATCAATTTCAACACTCATCTCATTTTCTGATGGGATGTCTACAATTTTACCACAAATATCATTATATTTTTTCATATTGTCTCCTTATTTATTTATTTTAACCTGTTTTTTTGTTTTTGTCACTAACCTTTACGCATAATTTCAACATTTGGCACCATGTTACTAGTATTTTTCATTACTGAATCAGCACTTGGTATAGTTTTGCTTAAAATAGTTTTTTCAATGGATGTATCAGCCCTTAAATTTGCTAATTCTTCATTTTGTTGTAATTTTTCGTCTTGGTTTTGTTGATTCATCATTGCTTTCATCTTATCTAGATCCATTCTGTCTTTAGATTCTTGTTCTTTTCTAGCATTTTCTTGTGCTCTAAGATCTAACTCTCTTGATCTTAGTTTAGCAATAGGATCATTATCAAATTGTGAAGTAATTTTTTGTTCTTCTTTCATAAACTCTTCCATCATATCTGCAATCAGTTGTGCTTTTCGTGCTTCTATTTTTTGAGTCATTTGTTGAATCTGCATTTGCATTTGTTGACCCATTTGTGGGTTTTGTTGAGCCTGCATTTGCATTTGTTGAAGTTGTTGTAGCTCATCTCTAAATTCTATTTCAACTTGTTCTTGTGACATTAAACTAATGTGTTCAAATATGTTTTTTTCTAAACTTGCCATAACCATTGGATTGTTTCTAGCCATGTTAGTTGACATAAAATTTAAATGTGCAGTAATATGTGATCTATGATCTTGACCTGGAAATGCTTGAAACTGTTTTGAAGCTAATGCATCAATATGTTCTAAAGCAGGATCTTTTGGCATAGGTTGTTCTGGTTTTATTAAAACACCATCAATATTTTTAACACCTAATGCTTCATACATATTTCTATACGCTTGATACAGATTATGCATTTGTGGATTAGAAGTTGCCAGCTGCAACTCTGTTTGTGCGAGGGAAATACGCTGAGTTTGAGAAAAAATGTTGGGATCAGCAACTGGCAATATATCTACCTTATCATCAAAGTCAGTTTTCATGATTATTCTTTGACCCCCAACTACATCATACGGATATTCTTGTGGTAGATATAACTTGAATACTCTAGCCATTAATTTAAATTCATTTTTAAGAGCTGAGTAAATTCTTTTGTGAATTGCAGACATTGTTCTGCTGCCTCGTTCTAATAAAGCAACTGTTGTTCCAACTGCTGCTTGCTGATTACCATCACCTACTTGCATATCTGCAATAGATGCAAATCTTTGACCAGCACTAACTACAACACCCATTAATTGTAATAATGTTTGTGACGGTTCTTTGAATGGAAGCATCATAAATGAATCTCTTANATTTCCACCAGGTGCATCTACGTCTCTAAACTCACCAGGTTGAATTGATTGTGCATCATCTCTAATTCTAATACCACGCATTTTAAATCCTGCAGGTAAATTTGATAGTGTTCCTGCATCTAATAATTGTCTTAATGCAGAAGTTGCAGTACGTGACAATCCACCTATCATATGAATTAAACCAAAACCATAAAAACCTAAGCCTGGTAAAAATTTAAAGTGTACAAAATATTGAATTTTATTTTTTAAAGAATCACCTATTTCATAGTTTCTTCTAATGGAAAGAATTTCACTTGAACCTTCTTCTAAGGTTACAATGTATGGTACTTTAATTCCTGAGGGCTCACCAGTCTCTTGATTTGTATCTTCAAAACCTTCAAGATCTAAATCTACATGACACTCTAATAATGTAAAAACATCATCGTTTCTAGATTTAGAAACGCCTTCTAACTCTCTTTCTTTTTTTTCAACATCTGATTCTTGATTGGCGGGTTTTCCAATTTCTACATCACTATAAAAACCTGCTACTTGTTGTTTTTTTAAATCGTTTTCTGAAACTTTAACACGATGAATAATTGCTTCCGCATCATCTAATGAGGTAGCTGTGTACGGAACAATTAAATCATCTGCTGGAACAAATTTACTTACTGCTCTTTGTTCCACTTCATCATAATATACTTTTTTAAAAGTACTACCTGAAAGAGGTAAATGAAATAACATAGAATCAAATTCTGGTTCATACTCTTTCATCTTTTCCATTATTTGATAATTCATAAAATCTTTAACACGGCTTGCTTGTTGAACTTTTTCTGGAGTTTGTAATCCAACTAATTGAGTTCTAACAGGACCATCTGCTGGTAATAATTCTTTGTAAGCTAAAGATTGAAATTGTGTAACTGCTTCTGCTAATACTGGGTGAGTTGCACCTGATGCACCACTAAAAGGTTCTGATCTATTATCATATTTAAAACCTAAAAGATCTAAACCTTGTGTATAACTTTTTTCCCAATCTTTTCTAGATGAAACATATTCTTGATATTTAGAAGATAAGTCACTTGCTAATCTTCCAAGTACATCATCAGGTAAAAAATCTGCAAGGTTTGAATAATGCTCATCTCCACCTTCTGGAGTAGCAGCAGATGGATCTAAATTAATATCAACTGATCCGTCTTCATTTTCTTGAACATCAACTGGGCCAAGAGATTCTTCTCTTGCCTGTTGTTCTTCAATTGCTTGTTCTTGTATTTCCTGTTCTGCAGGAACTTCAAATTCTTTTCTGACTTCGTTTGGAAGTGCTTTGTCTATATCCGCCATTTATTTTTTCTCCAGATTGTTTAACTGTTTTAACAGTATTATAGTTAATATTCAAGCCCTGAGGCGTGGGTCCGGCTTCAGGGGGCAATAAGTGTTTCTTCGGGTACTTATTCGTCATAGGTATATTTTCTCATGTTTTCTAAATCATCGTCTTCAATGTATTCTTCTACATCTTTAAGCTTGCCTTCTGCATCAGGTCTAGCGCTTGCTTCATTATAAGTATAGCCTCCGGTCTCAGGGTCATAATCTATTTCCATTTGATTTTCTTTGTAAAGCATATCTCCATCTTGATCTACTTCTCTAATAATTGTTTTATTACCTTTTTCTGTAACGATATAATTATCTGCTTGATAAACGTCTTTAAATTCTTCTGGTTTATTACCCATAAAATATTTCAGTCCTGTTGTTTCAGCTTTTAATTTAACCTTAGCAATAAGATCCATTAAAAATTCAGGTACACCATCAGCAGATCTTTTAACTACTTCAGCTACTTTTGGTGCTTGAGTTCCAATATCAATAAATCTTCCAAGTAAAGGTATAGATGCAAGTCCACCCATAATCTTCATAAGTTTTCTTTTACTAGGATCTTCGGGTCCGTCTGCAAAACCTACACGGCCACCTTGATTGTATCCTTTATAATTTTTTGCTGCATACTCTTCTATCAATTTTCTTTGTTCCTCTCCCTCATCTAATGAAGTTATACCTTCAGCTTGCTTCATCATTTCTTTAGCCCTGTTTTTTAAAGTACCACCTACAGTAATTCCAGTTCCAACAGGAGTAGAAAGTCTTGCAGCCCTTGCCATTAAAGGTCCTAATTTTTTAACTGTTTCTGGAAGAAGTAATTCTAATCCAACAGTAGGGTCTGTTGCAGCATCAATAAAACTTTGTCCTTCATTCATTCCTTGTTTTATATCCATGTAAGCAAAAGTTCCTGCAGCTGGTAATGAGCCTACAGTTTTAAGAGCTCCTTTTAAAAGAGGTTTTGCATACCTACCTAATAAAGTAGCACCTCCTGCAGCCGCCACAGATCCACCCTCAGTAGTTCCTTCTTTTGGTTTTTCTTTTCTTTCAATTGGATTTACATCTGACATCATAGATGCTGATGCAAGTTGATTTTCAATATCTTTATAAGGATCACCTAATTCAACTTTAAAGTCAGGATTTTTTTGAATTAGTTTTTCCATTGTATTTAAAAAACCAGGAATGTTTCCTTTTCTCATTTGTCCTAAACCTCTTAAAGTTAAACCTGAGTTTTGAAGAACATTTTTAAATTTTGGATTTTTTAATACTTCAATCATTTTATTATAAGTATTATCAATTGCAGAAGTTAAATTAGGATCTTTTTGAATAAACTCTTTAAACTCAGGTTTTTTTTTATATTCAGATTGTAAAACTTTTAATGATTTGGGTGATTTAGTTAATTCTGTAAAGTATTGTCTAAAAGCTTTTTCAGGTTCATAAGTAAAATTAAAATCTTTTGTTGTAGTTATTTTATTATTAACTATTTTATATGCATCTTTA